CCAAGCGCAAAGGCCGCACCCCAGTGATCTTCAAGTTCTCTGTCGAAGATGCCAAGCGAGCTGGCCTGTGGGGCAAGACAGGCCCATGGCAGGCATACCCCAAGCGCATGATGCAGATGCGAGCTCGCGGCTTCGCCCTGCGCGATGCCTTTGCTGACGTTCTTACAGGCTTGATCACAGCCGAGGAGGCCCATGACTACCCTGTCGATGAGAAAAGCGCTCCAGCGCCCCGCCAGGCCCCTGCAAACCCCCTCGACATGGTGGCCAAGCCGGTGGAGTTGGAAGCGCCAGCTGAGCCAGAGGTGCTAGAGCAGGTCGAGGTTGTCGAGCACGTCGAGCTGCAGCCCCTGGTCGAGCGGGTGCCTGGTGAGGATAATGACCTGGGCGAGGTGGAGCCCATCGGGTTTGCTGTGCGCGTGCCAGGCAAAGAGCAGCCCTACAGCGTGCATGACACCCTGGAAGACTGGGCAGATGCGTACGAAGAGCTGGCCGAGAAGACCGCCAAAGCAGGCAAGCGACCAGCCCGCGAGCGCATGACAATCTTGAAGGAATTGAAAGAGTGCAACGCTGACACGCTTGGCCGCATCGACACCATGAAACGTGTCAGGCACACAGCTGCTTATCAGCGTCGGATCAATGCGCTGGGTGCTGCGCAGTAATTAGCTCAACAAAACTTTGATTGCTTTTTCAATGTGGTGAATTCGGTCTTCAAGACCGATAAAGCCACCATTGATTTTTTTGGTCAAAGTTTTGTAATCTGCAGAGTCAGCGTATTGGTTTAGCTTGTGTGTTTGCCAGAACCAGCCAGCTGTCATGGCCGCATACTTAGGCGTGCGCACCAGCTCTGGCTCCATTACAAAGTCAACGCCCAATGCCTGGCCTGCATGGTAGAAGTTGCTGTGCCCAGTCAGCTGTAAAAATCCGGAGCCGCGAAAACGAAAACCATCCCCACTTGCTTCATCCCTGTTGCCCATGCGGTTGCCATAGATGCGGTTGGCGATCTTTTTTGGCTGCTTCTCATACTCGGCAGCCGACTCAGGCGTGAAACCCCATGCACGCTTTGGATTTTGAGGAAATAGTTTGAGTAGGGTAGGTGCGCGGTAGTTAAGATTCTCTTCCAAGATTCTAAAGTTGCCGCACTCATGGCCACATTGGCCGATCCAGCATGCTTGCTGCTCAACTGTTACCAGGCCGAAGCGATCAAAGGTTTCGTTGAATGCGTCGGCTAGGCTTGGGTCAATGCTTAGCCTTTTGAGTTGTTCACTGTTTACCATTGATCAGCTCCCTCACTTCGTTGTAGGCGCTGACGCAGGCTGCGTGTTTGGTGATGGCTTTGTCTCCTTCGGCTGCGAGGTCGATAAGAGCTGCAATAGTCTGTCGCTCAGATTCGCTTGCATCGGTGTTGCTATTTCCTGGGGCAGGGGTGGGATCTGCGGTGGCTTGTACACAACTTGGGGCTGGGAGCCGCAGCCGACCAGTCCTAGCAAGCTCATGCATAGCAGACTGCTTTTTCTTGACATCATCTTGAGCCTTTCTTAGTTTGGTTTCTTGGTCTTGCAGCTTGACTCCAAGCTCTTGCTCGGTCTTGCGTGCCTCTTCATTCTTTTTGGCAATGGCAATCTTCATGTCGTTGTCGCGTTCCAGCCAGCCGTAGTGGTGGCCGACACGGTATGTCCCAAAGAGTGAGATCAGGACTCCGACAATTAACCAAGGCAGGGGTATAGGTAACATTAGTCAACCTCCTTGCGAGCAGCTGCGATCTCTTCACGATCTTCGTCTGGCTCCATGTGTTCTGGCGGGGTGGTAGGCGGTGGGCCTGGTGTCCAGGACTCATCTAACTCTGGGTTTTTCCACACTGGCATTGCCCCAAATGGCTGGCTTGGCAGGCCATAAGCAGATTGGGGTGGTGCATAGCTTGAGCCATACTGCATTGGCTGACAGCTAGGCTGCATGGTTGGCTGCTGTGGCGTGAAGGCTCTTGATGCCGCCCCGGCTGCACGTTTAGTCATTACCCCACCGATGCCGCCAACAATCAACAACACTATGTCGTTCAACATCTTGGTGTATGCCTGGTCAATGGGAGCCATAGACTTAATCGGCTGGGTCACAAACGTCACCGAGTACAACAAAGCAATAACGATGAAGCAAAGGATCAGCGTGACCACCGCGACCACAAAGCCCCAGATTCTTACTTCAAACTCTTCAGTTGTTAGGTTTGGTTTCTGGCTGGACATCATTGACTTTTTTCTCCAGGATTGGCGCGACCAGGTACTCTGGGCACTGCTGCGTAAATAAGCACTTAGGCTTTTGGCACTCCTCAGCATGGAAGTGATCTGGGTTTTGGCATTTGTATCGATATCGATCCTCACAGCCTGTCAAAAGTAAAAGAAGCAAAAGGTATTTCATTTACCAAGACCAACCTTTCCAAGCAATAAATTAACGATCCTGTCCGAAAGGTCATCGGGCAAAAATTTGAGAAAGCCAAGGGCGTATAAAGCCACACACCCGTAGACAAATATCTTTAGGCATAGGTCAAAGGTTTTTTGATATTCATTCATCGCCCACCGCAGCGTCTTGTTGTGGCACAGAATTCCATCAACTCATTTACACCGACAAACACCAAGAACAAAACAAATGCACAGCCGCCAATAATCATGGCCAGCTCATTCATTTCATCCTCTTTGGCTTTGGCGTCTTTCTCTGCCTTCTTTAATGCACTCAACTCTTTGGCATCTGCCAAGTCCATCTCGGCCTGCCTGGCTTTGATCTTGTTCCAGACATCGATCTTGCCAGTCTGCATGAAAAGCATTTTTAGCTCTTCCTCAAAGGCTCTTGCCTGCTCCAAGGCCATCTCGATCTGAAGGGCTGTCCCCATGTTTGAGCCTTTGCCAGACTGCTTGGCTTGCAGCATGGCTTTGGTGGCCACAGACTTGGCATCAAACATCTTGCCAATCATTGGAGCCAGAGACCCCAGATCATTGGCCACCTTGCTGGCCTTCTTGACCATGCTGATTGCTGACTGTATGCCAGCAAGTGCTGTCATCGGATCAATCATTTTCTATCTACCTTTTTCCATTCAATACAGTAGACCTTTCGGTTGTACACATCGCCAACCCAGACCCACTTGATACATCTGTATTCAATAGATACAGCCAGAAAAATTATTGAAAGCACCATGCTAAAAAATAGGTGCCGGCAATTACTAAACAAATCACAGCGGCTGCAGCAATGAATGCCACGGCCCAGTCTTTCATAATCCGAATATCTTTTTGATGAATTCGGCAGCCACACCTGGGCCAAGTAAAACAGCCAAGATCGCTGCATAAAGCAAGTATTCAATCTTGGTCATGCGCCTGTCGCCATCTTTTAAAGTGTTGGCAATAGAGCTGTATCGCTCGGCACAGATGGCTTCATGCACAGCAAGCCTTTTGTCAACATCGGCATCCATGATTCACCTTAGATGGTTGTCTCAACCCAGTCAGGATTGTGTGGCCATGTAACAGTTGCCCTGGCATCAGAGACAGTCGCTGGAAAGTCTCTTAATGTCTGGCGGTATGTAGCCCACTCAGCCTTCTTAGGAATGGTGCAATCAGCAATCTGAGTCCAGTCGCAAGCAAGCAATAAAGCATTGCGTGTGGCTCTCAGTTGTGCCATTGCAGAGTCTTTAGCTGCTTGGATTTCTTCAGCACTCATGTCAGCCACTTGGACAATAGAGACAAACTCACCATCGTCATAGGCAGAGCATGAAACCAACTTCTGAGTAAGTCTGTCATGGGCTTTAAAGGCATTGACCTTCTTGGCATTGTTGGCAGTTAAGAATTCATCACTTGGGCCGTTAGCATTAAACGATGTATTGCTAAACAGTTCACGATAATCGCCTACTGTAATGGGGCTAGTTAAGATTGCAATTTGCATGATGTTCCTTAATATGGGCCTGTATCTGAGAAAGCCGCAGTTGGTGCGGTAAAGTTTGCCGTGTATCGGGCATAGCCTTTGGTGATGCGTAGGTCATCAATGTAGCCGTTAAAGTTTCTTGTTCCATCAGCTTTAGAACCAATATACCAAGCAGTCAAAACATTTGATGCAAGTAAAGTAGTTGATGTTGCTTGTGAAGTGCCGTTATAAAACAATCTATAAGTAGTGCCGTCAAAACTTAAGGCAATATGAGTCCAAACACTTGTGCTTGGCGGTGTAGTTGAAATAGTGTTTGTGCTTCCATCTCCAACATACAAAGTTCCACTAAAAGTTTCAATGTAAAAAAGACTACTATTTGAACCTATCCATGCAACAGTAGTTACTGAATTTGGATATGTCCAAAACTCTACAGTAAAAGGTTGCCTTGGATTAAATTGTGTTGTTGTTGGTGAATATAACCAATCACCAGTTCCATCAAACGCCAAAGACCCTGTTCCATACTTCACCACACTTGTAGAAATCTGTGCGTTACCCACAGTTTCTAAGTCGTTCATCATGGCGTTGTCAAAGATTGCGCCATTGGTCATGTTCAGAAGAACACTTGTTCCGCTAACCGCAGTTAGTGGTGCAGTTGGAATAGTAATGGTAGTGCTACTTGGGTTATATGTGGTAGAGCCTTTTAAAATACGAGCATCTGACATATATCCATTTGTAAACACACTAGTCCCCGCATTGGGGGCCATAAAAGTAAAGTTTGTTTGCGACCAATTAAACGAGCTTGTGGCGGTTGCTTGACGAACACCATTTTTATACAAACTTACAGTTGTACCTGAACGAACAACCGCCAAGTGTGTCCAAGCATTTAATGTTGGATATGTAGTGCTTAATGCGCCCGCAGTATCATCATTATTTGTAAAATCAAGATTACTTCCACGACACGCCCAAAATACAGCATCGCTACCATTGCCATTCATAACGAAGTCAAAGTTATCGGGCGTAACCAATGGGTAAAGCCAACATTCAATTTGGAAATCGCCTGTGCCAAATGTAAATGCCGCATTAGTCGGTGTTTGTAAATAATCACCAGTACCATCAAAGTACCCAGACCCACCAATCACGCTTGTAGAATAGGCAGTAGCAGTACCAAATGGATTAAAGCGTTGGACGCTTGTGTTGCCACTTGGCGTAACTGTAAAGTTGTTTGTGCTGTCGTCAATAAATCTGTTGTCAGCGCAAGTTAAAATTGACGTACCGGAAATTGCAGTCAAAGGCGTAGTTGACGGCGTAAATGCGCTGGTATAAACCGCCGTTCCTTTAACCATCCTAAAATTGCTTAAATAGCCCGCAAAGTTAAACCCGCCACCTTGATCTTTTGCAAGGACACAAGTTGTATCTGTAAAATTTGTTGTTTTAGTAACTGTTCCGCCGCTTTGACCATTGATCCAGAGAGTAACTGTAGAACCACTTCTTACCAAAGCGTAATGATTCCATGATGCAGCCGTTACCGTAATAGATGAGGAAATTGGCGCACCACTTGAATCCCGATACTGCACTTGGCCGGGATTGGAATAGTTAATAAACATATTGATGCCAAGAGCCGTATTACTTGGACGGTTCTCAAACATACACATCGCTGTTGTTAAATCATTTACATAAAACCAGCACTCAACAGTAAAATCTCCAGACCCTAAAGCAAACGCCGCGTTTGGCCCCGCAGTTAAATAATCGCCACTACCATCAAAATAGTTAGACCAATTAGACCCATAAGGCGAAAAAGAACCTTGGGTTGTATTGCCGTTGCGGGTGATGGTGAAGTTGTTTGTACTGCTGTCTAAAAATGTATTGTTCTGTGCGCCATTAGTCCCATCACCATGCAATAGCATAGTGACGTAGTTAAATTGAGGGTCAGGTTCTACACTACCCGCAATAGGCCATTGGTTTAACTTTCTCCAATATGCCTGCTCTTCAAGCGTCCAGATGCCCGAAGCCGTACTTGTTTCGTATGGGCCGCTGGGTGTGACAGGTGTTTTGGTAATTAAACCACCGGGATAGCGTTCGCTCATTGTTTACTCCGGTTGAGTAGGCCACACGATTGTCCAAGGGAAACCTGCCTGCGTTGGTACATCACGCAAAGCTTGGCAGTATGCGTCCCATTCGGGTGTCGTTGTCTGGTCACGGCGATAGCGCCAGTCAGTTTCTGCAAGTTTGTCGTTGCGGATTTGACGTACAGACTTGGCTTGCTCTGCGTCCTTCATTGCCTTGTAAGCGGCTTCTTGTTCAGCGGCTGTAGTTTCGCCGTCTGTAAACACTGGGCCAAGGATATATTTGGAGTACCACTTGCCATCAAGTTGCTCAACGCCATCACGTTGGCTGTACTGATATACCGTGCCGCCTGTAGCTTGTGGGCCTTCAAACACAATGTCTGCGCCCCAAGCGTTCAAAATTTCTTCTGTTAAGTCGTGCGGCAACCCAAGACCAAAATGTAGCTTGCGAAACTCATGGTCAAAAATAACCGCGCCTGTTTGTCTGATTCGTACTTGCATGATTTTCCTTTAAGCGATTGCCAAGAAGATGTATGAGCCGCCACTAGCGTTCAAAGCGGCGGGGGCTGCTGCGGTTACTTTAAAGCCTGTTGTGTCTGTGTCAACGTAATTAGTGCCTGTCACTTGTGCGGCAGTTGTGTTTAATATCAAGTATGGGTCGTTTCCCGATGTGATGCCACGGGCTGAATCCCAAACATACCAGTCGGCTGTGTCGTCAGTACGCTTGATGAGGACAAACCGAGCACCTGATGTAAATCCGCAGTTAATTGTTTGTAATGCACCTGTGCCTGTATACCCTCCTACTTTGCTAACTCCCGCACAAGTTGCAAAAAGATAAGCTACATAAGTGTAGCCACCACCATTAACACTTGACTGTGTTCCAAGGGAAAATACTGAAGCTGTGGGGGTGGTATTGTTCCAATATTCAATAGCCCCGGATGAACTTACTGGCTCCTCACCATTTAAATTCATAAAAAATCCAGTCCCTGATACTGCGTTGTAAACTCTCCACTGTGGATATCCATCGCGTCTTTTAACAATTAACAACTCAGGCGCAACACCCAAATTGTGGGTAATAGTCCTTACAACTTCAGTCCCTACATAGCAAACAACATCGTGGAAACCCGGCGCTCTTCTAAAAGAATAGTCAACCAGTGTGCTTGTGTTGGTTGCGCCATTTGACGCCGCACAGAATGCGCCTGTCATGGTGTCCCACGGGTTTGTTGCCATAGCGCCCGTTATTTCTGGGTCTGAACCGTTTGACTGAAGCGTTTGATTTCCAACCAAACGGGGAGTCCAAGCCCAATACTCGGCGGCACTTGTGTAGCGTTTAATTACAGCCAAGTCAGTCAATATATCGCTGTTTGTTTTGGCGATACTTGCACTTCCAGCCCTTGTGTCAACATCAAACACATTTGTACCCAAAGTTGGGGTTGCCATTGGGCCACGGCGGATGGCTATGTAGATGTAAGTTCCACTTGCCACTAATGTTCCTGTACCAAACGAAAAACCAGTGGCTGTTGGGTTTGCTACAAAGGCATTTCCGTCTTCTGCATTGCTCGTGTTTGCCGATAGCTCCGCAGTTGTGGTAAAACTCCAGCCACGCATAGCATCAACAATGTACCAATTACCGCCTGTAGATGAGTCAGACCTTTTGAACATGATCCATTGCGGCTCATATCCAAGAGTTACAGTAGCCGCACCACTAGAAGAAGTAAACGACCCACAAGAAATGGCATTGGTTGAGCCACCGCCAGAAACAGGGAAGCCTCCTGCGTCATGGGCAAATAAGTAGGCTACGTAAGAGTCGCCAGAGCCGTTGACACCAGTATTATCTCCTACTGAAAAAACTGTTGAAGTTGGTTCTGTATCAGCCCAGATTCCACCAAGTGTAGTAGCGGCCGCTGTAGTATTAAGTGCTAGGCTGTATGTAGCACCAAAACTTCTATGGTACACCCGCCAATTAGTACCAGAACTGTTTGTTCTTTTAACAATAATACAACCGGGTACAGAGCCAAGATTGTGAGCAACAGTTCTGCCGATAATGCCATCCCCCGTATAAGTCACAATGTCAAAGAACTTTGGTTGCTCTCGGAATGTCCATGAGGCGTATCTATTGGGAAGTAAAGTGCCATCCTCAGTAGCAGAATTTAAAACTGTCCCGCTAACTTGAAAACCTGTGCTAGTAAACCCGGGGCCACCAGAACCCCCTAAAGCGGCTGTAGTATTACTTTGTAACCGCCCTGCGGCAGGGTCTGTAATTAGATTGTGGTTTGTAACCGTGCCACTCGCATCATAGGTCATGCGGGATTTAATCCAAACCAACCCACCCTGACCCGATAAATCTATGCCGTTGGTAATCGTCTGTGTAGAGCCATTACCCGTATATAAATACGTCGAGAATAATTCTTCAATAAACAAAGGTGGGCTGGGCCAAGTACCGGCAGCTTGAGCCTGCATCTGTTGTTCTAATGTCCATGCGCCAGACGCAGCGGTTGTGCTGGTCGTAGGCGGCGTTGCGGAAATGACCGCGCCTTTGTAGCGATTGGACATGAACTGCTCCCCGTTTAGCTAATGACTTCGTATGAGATGCTGTATGTAATGCCGCTGGCTGTGCCTGATGTCACTGAAATCAACTGATTTTCCATCAAGTATATAGCCGTGGTTTTATCAGTCACGATCAACGAAGCATCAGCAGGGACAGACACTGTAGACACGATTGGGTAAGCCGTACCGCTTGCGGGGGCAGAGCCTTGCGTGGTAACAGATGACCCAGCT